TCAACTGGAGTCTTGCCCTGTGTGCCCATGTTGAACAATCGTGTGCCGCCACGGAATTCAATAATAGGGCGCTTGGCACGAAACTGATTGTCAAATGTTGGTTCAAGATTGTTGTATCTTGCGCTGGCGTTGATGACATCAACGTGGAACCATCGATTGCTGCGTGTCCAGGGATTCAGATCAGGACTGTCAAGTGCAATAGTGAGATAGTCAGGAACCAAGGGTTGATTCAAGCTGGCATCATAGTTACCTTCGTCGTAAGGCAAGCTGTCATACAAAATTGTTGCACTCTGAGTGTACGTTTCAGGTGTGAGATAGTCAACTACTGGCAACAGTTTGATGGCTGTTCCAACTCCCGCAACATAGTATTCTTGGTTTTCGTAACTGGCTGGAATTACTTGGCCCCTGAACTGTATTTTTAATCCGTTGGTGAACACCACGCCGTTGGGTGCAGTATAATTGGGTTTGCCCAGTATGTCTTCAATAAACAATGTGTCGTTTTCAACTGCATCCACCAGGCGAATTACCCCAACAATGTCAATGCTGCTGCTGTCTTGATAGTACAAGGTGTCTTTGATTGCACTCAGCAAAGGAATTTGCTCAAATTCAAACTCGGCATTTTTGTACCACTGTGTGTTGCTCCACTGGGTTCCAAACAAAATGTTGAATTTTTCATACTTGTTGACTGTGCGCTGCTTGGTCAGTTTCAAGATAGCGTTGCCATCGCTGTCGGTCTGATATCTAATCAACCAAATGTCATATCTTTCAGATTCAGGAATTGGCACTGTGAAGTCAAACGGGATTGAGTCATAGCTGCCGGGCAAACCATTATTGCTGGTGCCCTGAGCCAATGGATCAAACTGTGTGGTAATCAGCCAGCCACCGTCGGTGGCGTCCACTGTGGGATTGGTAAAAATAACTGTGCGATTGTCCAGACTGGTAATGCCATCAATGCCTTGATATTTTGCCAAAAATTCTGCAAGATAAACGTTGTTGATTTCGTTAAATTTTAAATCAGTAACCAGGTCAACTGAACCAATGCTGGGCAAATCATAGTAAAATTGTTGTGCATTTTTTAATGGAACATTAAATGTCACGGTACCAACATCGGCTCCGTTGTTGAACACTCCCAATACACCTCTACTGCTGATATTGGGTGTCGAAGGAATACGACCGTTTACCCCTGGATCAGTTTGAATCCAGAAATCGTTGCCAGGTTGCAGCACATTGAATGTGTAGTTGCCGCCGCGCAACAGCGTGATCACTGGATCAGTTCCGGCTAGCCCTGAAAAACTGTAAGAAGTGTCATTGCGAGTCACGTCAAAGTCATCAGTCAGCGGCACTGGACTGGCACTAACATCTACTGAATTTGGGCCGCCAGGCAACCAATAGTATTGGCTAAAATTCACAAACTTGTCAAAGTCGATAAACGGATCCCAGCTGTAGTATTCACTGCTGTACAATCGATCAGCACGAGTTGTGTTGGCTCCGTTGACTGCCAGTGCATCGTTGATACCAGGATAGGTGATGACATCAACCACGTTGTTGCGATCTGCATCAAGCTTGACAACTCCGGGTTCCAACTGATAATCAGTACGAGTCTTATCAGGTTCAATCACATAGCTGTCATTGGGATTTACACCAGGGCCTATTCTTCGACCAACAAAACCTTGAGTTTTTTTGTATTGTGGCTCTTGTACCAGTTGGTCAAGGGTAGCTGACAAAAATTGTCGGTTAGTGGATGTTTGAAAAATCTGTGGTAGAAATTCTACCGTTCTTGTACGTGCCATTAAATTACTCCACTTCCTGGTGCGGTTCTTATATTGGTGCTGGTTAGGGCGCTGATCACTTCAACATTGTTCACAGTTGCTGCATTTACAAAAATTTCATTGGGGGCGCTGCGAATTTCATAAAGATCTCCAAAACTCTTTTGCGGGTTCAGTGGTACAATTACCACACTGCTCACTATGCCACCCATGTTGGAATGCACGTAAGCAGCTAGTTCAGAGAAAAAGAATGTGTCGCCAAAATTCCATTTGTCAATAGTAAAGTAGTTGTTGAGATTTTCTACAACCAAGTTCTTGATTTCGCTGTCGCTGGCATTGCTGTTGGCAGCACGTATTACTTTGATAGTGGCTCTGAGTTCTAGTGCAGCTTTGTCTCCAAACAGAGGCTTGAATGTCACGGAGTTCAGTACCACGTTGTCTGAAATCATTTTGTATTCTTGCAGACCTTGATAGGTTGTGGTCAACTCATCAAGTGTGGGCTGCTCGGGTTCTGCCACAGTGTTTGTGGTGTCTTTGATCCAGTTCTGGTACTGAGTGTAGTAGCTTTGAGTGACCACATAAAGGTCAATGATGTTTGTGGTACCTGGATCAATGCGACTGGTGAGTGGGCTGTTGTGTCTGTACTGAAAGTACAGACTTTGACGACCAGTGCGAGCAATCCAACCTGGTGCTGGCACTACTGATTTGAACCCATTAAAACTAGGGACAATTTCGTAAAACTGCAAATCTTGATAGGCGTAGAACACCTGTCCAATCAAAAATTCTGACTTGACTAATTCTATAGAATTTAGAGTAGGGTACTCAACATTGACTCGGCCACTTTCTACCAATAGATAACGTTCTAGATTATCAAAATCAACTGTCAGTTGAAAGAATACCAATTTTCTATTGGGCTGTACACTGGGTTGCACAATTTCGTCAAAGAAATCAGGGTCATCTGCAACTCCGTCACTGTCTTTGTCCTGGAAGCTGACAATAACCTGGAAGTCATCAACATACCCGTCGCTCTCTACTGGCTGTCCTATGATACTGAGATTGTAGTCTGAAGAGAGTGGCAAATTGCTGTCGGGACGACTGTTGGTTCTTAGCACTCGCACGAAGTCGCTGATCACCGTGCCGGTTCTTGAATCGTAAATTTTCTGATTTGATTCAAAAAAGAACCGTGTTTGCAACACACTACCAAACGAGTACACCAGTGCTCGACTGGTAACAGTGTATGTCTCACCGTCGGTCACAAACTGTACCAACCAGCTGGCATCATTGTTGCTGCCCGAGGTTGACCCAGCATTGACTAAACTAAATTCTGAGTCAGCAGCCAAGTTTGTACTGGTGATCAGATACCATTCACCAATGGTGTTGTTGTAGCCGATACCAAAGTTTCTATATAGACTTATTTGTTCAATTAGACTGTTTTCAAATGTGCTGGTCAAGTCAGTAACCAGTACTGGAATTATTTGTACTGGAATTGCACCGCTTGGCACATAGTTGTTTAGAGTGATTGGGCCCGAGCCTGTGTCTAGGTTACCGCGGCCCTGGTTGGTTCCATCAAGTATCACTCTAGTTGGACTGGCCCAAATACTGAGTCCTTCGTCGGCGTTGGTGGGTGTGCCTAATTTTAGTCGATTGTTGACATCAAAATAATAGCCGGCTGGTGCTTCAAATTTGATCAATGCGTCTGGGGTAACATATTTGGTATTGCTGCTGCTGTATATTCCCACAGGCACAGGATTTCCCAGTGAATTTTTAAAGTATCCAGTGGTTTCGTTGGCCAGGCTTGTGCTTTGATTCCAGGTGAGATTCAATACCGACAACGATGGTCTGACAAAATTGGCATAATAAAATTGTATAAATGCATTTCTAATCAACAAGGGTTCAACATCGTTGACCAAGGCATCCACAATGTCATTTTGATTTATCCAGTTGAACTGGAATGTTGGCAATTGATTTTCTCTCCAGATTGCGCCGTCGCTGCCAAATGTGTTGGTGCTGGAATATTTGCCGGTGTTGTCCACAAGATCAAGATAGCGGCTGGTGCCGATTGACGCACGATTCAGTGCCTTGCTCTTGATAATTGAATTGTAGGCTGTGAACGGAAAGTTGTTGTAGTCTTCGCCGTTGACCATGCGGTTTTGTGTGTAGTAACGAGCAGGCGCACGTTGCTTGATTTCTTCAATGCTCTCTCTTGGTTGTGCATTGGTAACTGGCCGTGTGATCCCGCAGGTGAATGTGACAGTTTCAAGATTGCCGCTGCGACTGGTGTAGCTAATGGGAATCACCACACTCTGCATTTCTTCAGGATTGATTGTGTAGCGCAGTCCGTTGCTGGCTCTTACATAACAACGGAACAGACCAACTGGGACAGCACTAAACACTCCGTCGCCAAACACCAGTGTGATTTGATCGTTGGTTCTGCTGGTGGTTGAAAACAATTTTCTCTGGGTAGGGTCAATTTGTTCGACTGCTCCAGCAAACACGTTTTCCACATACTGCCACTCATCAACTTGAGTTCCCACGTTGTCGATCTGGAACAGCCAGCGATCATCATTGTTGACACCTTCAATATTGATGTTGACTGTTTGGTTGGCAATGCGCTCGGCCAAGTTAAAGTCTTGAACCTGTAGAGTACCTTGTTTGAAGTAGAAAAAATAACCTGTATTGGCACTTTCAAATCCCAGGCGGTCGTTGCGATACAGTATGTTGAACACATCACTAGGACGTGGTCTTGGTTCATATACAAAATCGCCGCCCACTGATGTGCTGCTCACAGCCTCAAAAGGCATTGTGATACCGTTGACTGTGGCGTTGTAAGGAATAATTGGCAACACATCAGGCACCAAATTGATGCTGTATTCGTTGGTTTCAACATCCAGTATGGTTTGTTTGTTTGCTGGACGGCCCACACGCTGACTGCTGACCAATGCTGAATTTATAATTGCAGTAAATTGTTCTTGCCAGTCTGGATTAGTAGGATCGTTCCAGTTGATTGTGATATTGCTGAGATTGATGCCGTTGAAATCGGTAACGTTTTCGGTAGTTTGCACCGAAAACACTTTTAAAAATCCCTGTGCTGCTTGGTTGCGCTTGGGTGTGTAACTGATCAAATTGGCCAGGCGTACCACGCTGTCGCGACGCTCAGCAGTGTCTAGATAGTTTTCTCGAGTGTTTAGGTCATTTCGAAAACTCAGTGCTTGACCCATGAACGCCATGACATCAAGCAAGGCAATAAATTCACTGCTTTCAATGTAGTCATTGAAAGTTTCAGGATAGTATTGGCGAAGATAGTCTATAAAACTCTTGCGTAGAGTCTCAAAGTCGTAGCTCTGAAAATCTGCTTCACGATAAGTTTCGTAAATTCGTTTCCAGTCTTCGACTCCAAATATTGCGGTTTGTCTAGTAGTGCGTGCCATAGTAGTTTGTTTCTATTATTTATAATAGAAATAAACTGCGCAGTTATACGTAAGACGCCGAACGTTGTTGTTGGTCAAAAAATATTGCCAGGCGTTCAGCATTGGTGCTGGGAACTACCGATATCAATAGCTCAATCAAGATTCCGTTGTCTCGCGGATATACCTGTGCGTCTTGAACAAAAATTCTAGGATCTCCGCTGGCCACACGCTGAATTTCTTGAAGAATTGCATTGGTGGTCACCTGGTCCTGATTTTCAAACAACACATCCCATAGTATGGTACCGTATCCGGGGCGGCCCGGCAGCTCGCCTTGTCTGATGTTGAATGCGTTGACAAGATCACGTTTGATCAATTCAAAATCTACTAGGGTAAATTTTTTGAATTGATTTACAGTG